TCCTTGAAGGTGTTAACGCCTATGGCACACGGCTATATACATTTGCCCGAGCCATTGAAGCCGCACACGGCATTAAGGAGTTGGCATGAAACGTGCTAGAATGCTACAATTGGCCGAACAGGCGGGTTTTATCATGTGGTCAGACTGCGACTGGAAACCGAAGGGCGCGACCATAGACTGGTCGTGCGACTACGACAAAGAGTTACGCAAGTTCACTAAACTGGTGGAGGAAGAGTATGAGCGGGTGGCTAATAGCCCTGACGGGGCTAATCTATGCGGGCGTGGCAATTGAGCAGGGGCTCAAGGGCAACATGCCTATGTGTCTAACGTACCTTGGCTACGCGTTTGCGAACGTCGGCCTGTACAAACTAGCGAGTTGATTATGATCTCAGAAGTTGACATTAGGGACTTTGACTACATCACTGTGGAAACAGTCAAGGAGAACGAGGACGGGTCCTGTGACTGCACAATCAACATGGGGCCACTGGCCACCAAGTACCTGCTAAATTTTGCGTTTGTGGGGGTGCTCAAGGGGGCCCTTGCAGAGGGCAAGCTGTACACAACGAAGGACTAAGATGACAGACAACGAGCGCACAGAATACGAAGCCAGACTTAAAAAACTGCCACCCGAACAGGCCGCGCAGTGGACCGAGGAGGTTAGGGAGGCGTGGCTACGTGTGCGACGGGCGAGAAAGGTGTGGCGTGCAACACGCACACCGGCTACGCGCTGTCTGGGGTCTGTCAAAGAGGACGGGCGCGCAACACCGCTGTTTATTCCAAATTCGGAATACATCAAGTACGAAGAGGCGTGGATCGACTACTGCAAAAACTACCAACCCAAATACATTTTTGAGGACCGCGCACGTGCAGGCGAAGAAGACGATTCATACGACTGGAAAAAAGCATGAAAGCAATACTTGAGTTCGAGTACCCCGACGACGAGGACAAACTGCGGTACGCCCTGCACGGCCAAGACGCGATCTTTGCCCTGCTAGACATTTCAGAACAACTGCGCCTGCACTACAAATACGAGGCGGACGGCAACCAAATACTGGCCAACATAAACGAGTTGGTCATCGAGGCTTTAAAACTCTGTCAGGAACCCGCATGAAGAAAATCATTTACGCAATCTATTTGTTTGGCGCCATACTGGCGTCGGTGGTCGGGTATTTTTTGGACCCGATCACGGCACTGGCCATCGTGCTAGTCATGCCTATGGTGGTTATCACCATACTGGAAATGCAAGGCGTCATACAGTTTGGGTTTCACCCCATGGAGGAAGACAACAGCATCATGGGGCAGGCCACGCGAGAAGACATGACGGCGATAGAGGCCGCAGAGAAGTACGGGCAGGCCATCGTAAACGAAATGGACGAACAAATTAAAGAGGCCGAGATGAGCCTGATGGAAATGAAGCAGGCGCGTGAAATTGCATCAGACCACATTCGGGGGGTTAAAAAATGAGAGTACGTGTACACGTTGAATACAAAGGCAACCCACGCAACCAAATGGTGTTGCAGTACTCCTCTTTACGAGAAGCGGCGCGTGTGCTAAACTGCGACCGAAAGCAATTGGCACAAATGGCCAAAGGCGAAAGACAACAAATAAATTCACCACTTGGAAACATCATAAAGGTAGAGGCACATGAACAAGCCAACAGTATTACCGGTTCAATTCGAGAGCATCCCGATCAGCCTCAAGAAAATATCCCGTTGGGTTCTCTGGAGATTGGTCGAGGTTGGAGAAGGGTCGAACAAGCGGTGGTCAAAGTTACCACTGCAATCAAATGGGTCGTCGGCAAGTTCCACAAACCCAACAACATGGTGTGATTTTCTCCATGCACAAGAAGCTTATGAAACAGGTCGCTTCGATGGTGTTGGCTTTGTGTTTGATGGTAGCGACGGCATCATGGGCATTGACTTGGACGACTGCATGGATGCCGTTCAGGGTCCAAGCTCTCTTACGCCTGAAGCGCAAGCCATTAAAGACGCGGTCCTAGGCTACGCAGAGGTCAGCCCCTCAGGCACCGGCATTAAGATCTTTACACGTGCGCAGTTACTTGCCGCGCACGTTGACCACGAGAAGGGTTTAGAGATCTACCCCAAGGGTCGTTACTTCACAGTGACCGGCCACAGCCTTGGGGGCTCTGTCCCAGAGGAAGAGCAAGACCTGCAACACATCGTGCCTGCACGCCGGAGCTACCGCTCTGGTGACTCGTTTGCAGACTACAGCCCACCCCTTGACGGGTGGGACTTGGCCCGCGTTGAAACCGACCTGCTGACACAACTGGACCCCGACTGCGGGTACACAGACTGGTTGGCCGTGGGCATGGCCCTGCACCACCAGTTCGGTGGCGACTACGAGGCACTGGAGTTGTGGGACCGGTGGTCTGATAACGACGGGGCCTGTGGGTCATACGCGGCGGGTCACTGTGCGGCCAAGTGGGACAGCTTTGGTGGCAGTGGTGGCACCACCCTGCGCTCACTGGTGTTCAAGGTCAACAAGGCCAAAGAGGCCGAGGTGGTGGCCAACGGGGAGAAGGTGCTCACAGGCGGGCCCCTCAACCACGCTAAAGAGTTCTTGGGCAGTATGTTCACGTGCGAGGAAGGCACGTCACTCACAACCTACGCGGGTGACATGTTCCAGTACAAGGGCACACACTACCAAGACATTGAAGAGGCCACAGTGCGCTCCATGCTGTACACGTTCTTGGACCGGTGCAAGAAGTACGACAAGAAGCAGAACCTGATGCCGTTCAACCCCACACCCGCGCATGTGTCGTCGATCCTAGACGCGGTGCACGCGGTTACCCACCTGCCCAACACGGCCAACACCAAGCCCCCAGTGTGGCTTGAGGGCTATGGTAAGGACAGGCCAGACCCAAGCAAGTTGGTGTCGCTTGAGAACGGCATTTTTCACACTGAGCAAAACGTGTTGATACCCCACAGCTTGGGTTTCTTCACGCAGAACAGTTTGCCGTTTGCGTACGACCCTGCGGCACAGTGCCCAACGTGGGAGAAGTTCCTGCAAGACGTGTGGAGCGACGACCCAGAGAGCATCACCTGCCTGCAGGAGATGTTCGGCTACATTCTGAGCGGTGATTCATCACAGCAGAAGTTCTTCAACATCATTGGCCCACGCCGGTCAGGCAAGGGAACAATCAACAAGGTGCTCGTGAGCCTCTTGGGGCAACACAACACAGTGGCGCCACAACTGGACGAGTTATGCGATACTTTTGGACTTCAACCATGGCTAGGAAAACTGCTAGCGAGTTTCACGGACGCACGCGCACCGGAGCGCAACAGGGGTGCTGTAGTGAGCCAGTTACTCCGGATTGTTGGCGGGGATACTGTGACTGTGAACAGAAAAAACAAGGAAGCTTGGAGTGGTTATTTGCCAACGCGCATTGTGATCTACTCTAACGAGGCCTTGCAGTTAACAGAAAACTCAAACGCCCTGACCGGCCGCATGATTGTGCTGAAGATGAGCAACAGCTTCTACGGCAAAGAAGACACGCTGTTGGCCGACAAGTTGGCCAAAGAGTTGCCTGCCATTTTTAACTGGGCCATCGCAGGACAGCAACGACGCATGGCACGCGACGGCCAACGCTTCGAACAACCAACGACAGGGCGCGAGTTACTGGAGTTGATGGAGGAGCTAGGCAACCCAATCGGGTCATTTGTTACAGACGCACTAGACTACGACCTAGACGCGACGGCGCTGAAGGACGACGTGTTTGTGTGTTGGCGCAAATGGGCCACTGCCAAGAACATACCACCCGGCAGTGACATGGCGTTCAAGCGCAGGTTTCTTGCGGCAACGCAGGACCACCGCGTGACGGCCACAAGGGTCCGCATCGACGGCGAGTTGACCAACGTGTACCTAGGTTTGAAGTTGAAGCCCAAGGCGCAGAAATACGTAGACAGCATCAGCAACTTTGAACGCGAGGAGATATTTTGAGCAACATTTACTACCACGTTGACGTCGGGTTCTTTCCGGTGCCTGTAAAGATGTGCTTTACATCCAAGGCGTTTTACAAGGTGCTAAAGGACCACGGCATCACGGCACAGCCAGAGATGGCGCCACTGGAGTTAGGCATCGCGGAAACGCACAGCTTTTCTTCAACCAAGGAGGCCATCATTGTTGTGGTGTTCAACCTTGCCGAGTGTGTTGACAACGCGGCCCTACTGGCCAGTGTGGTGGCGCACGAGTCGACCCACGTGATCTCACGTATACTGGACCACATTGGCGAGGACGTAGAGGACTTTGGAGAAGAGTCCCGAGCGTACCTGACCGAGTGGTTGGTGCGTCAGATGTTCACAGCTTGTTTAGCGGAGGTTGGTCGAATTGCAAAACGAAAAGAAAATCGAACAAAGGCTGGTCAAAAAGGTCAAGGAGAAGGGGGGCCTGTGCCTGAAGTGGGTAAGCCCGTCGACGACGGGGGTGCCGGACAGGCTAGTGTTCCACAACAGCCGAGTGATCCCAGTGGAGTTGAAAGACCCAAAGGGAAAACTAAGCGCAAGGCAGGAGTTGATGATCAAGGAGTTGCAGTTGAGGGGAGTGCAGACGCACGTGCTGTCAAGCGAGCAACAGGTCGACCAATTCGTTGATGACTTATGACTGACGACGAAGCACACGAAGCCAAGAAGCGCAACCACATTGCCAAAACAATGTTCAACGTTAAACGACGCGCCACTGCCGCAGGTATTCCATTTGAGTTGGATCACAAATACCTGTGCGCAATCGCGCCGGAGTACTGCCCGATCTTCAAGACCAAAATTCTTTGGGGGTTTGGGCACTCAGGCACTGTTGGGGTAAGCGGCCCAGACTCACCAAGTCTGGACCGCATCATTCCAGAAAAGGGCTACGTTAAAGGTAACGTGGCGTGGTTAAGTAACAGAGCAAACATGATCAAGTCCAACGCAACGCAGGAAGAACTGTACAAGGTTGCGGACTGGACACACGAGAAAATCAAGGAGGTGAATAATGGAGGTGCACGACCGCCCCCACTTGGCGACCCTGCAAGTACCTACATCACTCGTCCAACGCGTCATCGCATTGTTAACGACGTTACAGCAAGGGAAAGAGCAGGCTACTGATGTTGACATTAAACATTTCACCCCATGGCCTGCAGAGGGCAAAAAACCGGCAGAAGATGGGTAATTAGTTATGAGGGAAGGGAGTAATTAACCCGCGCCACTGCTCCATCAGTGGCTACCTCATCAATTAGTCATGGAGGACACAGCAAATGCAAACTAGATATTGCCCAGACTGCGGCAAGCATAAACACATACCCGAATTTAATAAAGACAAAGCGCGCAAGGACGGACTGCAACGCTATTGCACGGCGTGCTCGACACAACGTAGAAAACGTTGGTACGAGGCTAATCGAGACAAAGAACGTGAAACTAAGAAACGTTGGTATGAGGCTAACCGCGATAAGGTGCTTGAACATAACCAACAATGGTATGCGGCTAACCGCGATAAGAAACGTGAAACAGGTCAACGTTGGTACGAGGCTAATCGCGATAAAAGACGTGAAACACGTCAACGGTGGCATGAGGCTAATCGCGATAAGCATCGGGAAAACGTGCGAAACTGGCGTGAAGCTAACCCCGATAAAATGAACGCATACGCGGCAAAAAGGCGCGCGGCTAAATTACAACGCACACCCAGTTGGTTAACACCAGAGCATTTGAGCGAGATAGAAACCTTCTACACTGCGGCAGTGGCTTTTAAGCTATATACCGGACAGGAATATCATGTAGACCACATAGTGCCATTGCAGGGTAAAACTGTAAGCGGATTGCATGTACCATGGAATTTACAGGTTATTTTGGCGACCGATAATTTAAAGAAAACCAACAATCATGTTAACCCTTGAAAATCTTCACCCCTACCAACAGCGCCTAGTGCAGGAGAGTAAGACTCAACAGCACGCGGGTTTGTTCGTTGATATGGGTCTGGGCAAGACCATCACGGCGCTAACGATACTCAGCCAACTTGAGGGCAAGACGCTGATCATTGGACCAAAGGCGGTCATTAAAAACGTTTGGAAACAGGAGGCGCAAAATTGGACGCACACAAACAAAATGACTTTTGCCCTCATTGTGGGAAGTCCACAAGAGAGGGTGAAAGCGTTGCAGAGCAATTCGGACGTGTATTTGATCAATGTCGAGAACGTGGTATGGTTGTTCGAGCAAGCCTCATTGCCGCACTGGAAGACATTAGTCATCGACGAATCCAGTCGTTTCAAGAACCCATCATCAAAGCGGTGGAAGTCCCTCAAAGGCCAACTGAAGACGTTCGAGCACCGGTACATCCTGACGGGCACGCCAACCCCAAAGTCGTACCTAGACCTGTGGACCCAAGTCGGTATACTGGATTTGGGCCAACGACTAGGGAAATCGATGACTTCTTACAAGGAGAAGTTCTTCGACCCAGACACCCGAGATCGTAGGACCGGCGTGGTGTGGAGTTGGAAGTTAAAACCCAACGCCAAGGAACAGATCGACGCCCTGATTGGGGACATTTGCGTGTCTTTGAAAAAAGAAGATTATCTGACCATGCCACAGCGGCAGGACATTGTGCACACGATCGAATGGGAGAAGGCGGCCAAACAGGCCTACAACACCATGCGCAAGGATATGGTGGTGGAGGTCGACGAGGAAACACTCACAGCGGCCTCGGCCGGCGTGCTCACAGGCAAGCTGTTGCAAATGACCGCTGGGTCCATCTATTCTGAAACCAAGGAGGTTATCCACATCCACGACACCAAACTGGAATACCTGACCGACATGTTGGAGGACACGCCCACCATTGTGTTCTACAACTTTAAACACAGCCTAAAACGGCTTCAGGGCGCGATTCCTGAGGCGGTGCTACTTGACCCTGACGACGAGAAAACAATCGCCCTATGGCGCTCTGGTAAGGTCTCAGTGCTACTTTGCCACCCCAAGAGCGTGGGGATTGGCCTAAACCTACAGTGCAACGTGGGCGACACGGCCCAGATTGTCTGGTTCGACCTGCCATGGTCCAGTGAAGACTACCTACAAGCCAACGCGCGCCTGTTCAGACAGGGGCAAGAAAAGCCTGTGATTATTCATCACCTGACCATGCAAAAAAGTATTGACAGTCAGGTCATGGATGTGCTAGAAGGGAAGATCGACATGCAAAATGCGTTAATGAACGCCTTAAAACTTCAATGATCAAAGTAAACGCCACAATTCGCCGCCTTTCAGACGAAGAGCCGGACCCTCTTGAGCACGAGGATTCGTCCTCCGAACCAACAACAGGCGGCATGGGTTGGGCGCCGTGGGGGCCAGACACCATCCAAGACGTGTACAACGTCGTGGCCGAGAAGCTGACCCCCCAACAAAGGGAAATCATTGAGGCGCATTTATCAGGATACAACTACCACGACTTGGCGGTTACCCAGAAGTATTGGAGATACCACTACAGCGCGGCAATCAGCAAGATACGAAAGGAGTTAAAATTGTGAACGGGTACATAGTAGAGTATGTCAACCATGGGTGGCCCACCATAGACATTCAGGTTGACGCCAAACACCCTATGTTCGAAAACGGGCAAGACGTGCTGTCAATCTGGCACTTCGAGAGCGAGGACGAGCGGGATTTCATACTGAAAGATTTACGTAGATTTCGTGAACAACAAAAGAAAGGTTTAGCGTAATGGCAAACGAAGCAACAAATTTATTAGCAAACTTGGGCGTAAAGTCAAAAGAGCAGAAAGCAATGGAAATGGCCGGAGCGGTGACGCGATTGGTCGTAAATGAGGCGTTACGTGAGGCAAAGGCCCGCGCCCAGATCCGCGACTCAAATACTCAGGTTCAGAGGGTCGAAAAACCCTCGCAAAATGGGTAATTCTATATAGGAAAGGCCTTTTTAGGCCTTGAATATAAGGTAACACCATGGCAACCAAATCCAAATACGAGTTCAAACCGGAGATGTGCGACCAACTGATAGAGTTGGGTAAGGTAGGCGCGTCCCAAAAAATGATGTTTGCAAGCGTGGGAATCAGTTCCACCGCCGCCCAGACATTTAAGAAAAACCACCCAGAGTTTGCGGAAGCACTGGACATGGCCATCACCCACTCACAGGCTTACTGGGAAACCCAGTTGCTTGCCAACGTGGAGAACAAGGCCTTTAACAGCAGGGTGGCTGAAATTGCATTACGTGGACAGTTTCCCTCGGACTATCGCGACGACAAGAATAACAAGCTTGAAGTCAAGGCCGACGTCGTGTTGGATTTTTCTGGTGCAGTTACCGACCTAATTACGGCGCTTAAAAAAGCGGCGTGACAAACTGTCGGTACTTAGCAATAAGTTCCGACATTTCGTAAGCCCCTCACGGGGCTTTTTTCACCTTTGTATAAAGGAGAGCATCATCACAGCACATGCACTACTCAGTGCCTCAGGGTCCAAGCGTTGGATGTCTTGTACACCAAGCGCGCGACTAGAGGCCGTACTCCCCGAACCTAAACGAAAATCCGGCGCGTTTGACTTCAGCCAAGAGGGCACCACAGCCCACACCATGGCAGAGGCCAAGCTACGCCGTCATTTCGGTCAGATCACGGCCAAGGAGTACAACGAGGCCATTGCAGAGGTCAAGGCGACACCCTACTACGACGAGGACTTCGAAGCGCACGTGGACAACTACGTACTCTACGTTCGTTCGCAAATTGGTGAGGGGGATACCCCTTACTTTGAGCAACGAGTGGACTTCAGCGAGTGGGTGCCAGACGGCTTCGGCACGGCCGACGTGGTCATTATGAGTGAGAACAAGGTCCGAGTAATCGACCTGAAGTTCGGCAAGGGGGTTGCAGTGGACGCCGCGGACAACCCACAACTGAGGCTGTACGGCCTTGGTGGTTGGTACAAGTACAAGGACTCCCACCCAAACATCACCCACGTCGAATACACCATTCACCAACCCCGACTGAACAGCATCACCACCGAAACGGTGACGCTAGACAGTTTGCAAGAATGGGCCGAGCATGTAGTTAAACCCAAGGCCAAAAAGGCGCACGCCGGCCAAGGGGAATTTGTGGCAGGAGATCATTGTCAGTTCTGTCGAGCAAAGGCCCAGTGCCGAGCCCGAGCGGACTTCAACAATGTGGCCGCGGCGGCCGATTTCAAGGCGCCGGCACTCCTAGCAGACAGCGAGTTGGCAAAGGTACTCAAGGACGCAGGCAAGACACGCAAGTGGTTGGCCGACGTAGAGGATTACATGTTGACACAGGCTACGGAACATGGCATAGTGCCTACAGGTTACGAGTTGGGAAAGACAAACACCAACCGTAAAATTGAGGCGCAAGAGGATGCGGCGAAGAAGTTGCAGAAAGCCGGATTTAGTGATATATTCACCGAACCCAGTTTGAAATCTGTGGCACAATTGGAAAAGCAGGTAGGCAAAGGGCACCTCCAAGAAATTCTTGGTGACCTGATTGTCAAGCCGGCAGGGGAACCAAAACTGGTGCCCTCGAAGTTGAAGGAAGAGTTTGGGTCTTGATAGCCACCTATTTTAAAGTGCTATCGATTAAGTAAACAAGGAGGCCAAGATGGCCAAGAATGAAAAAGTAGTGACAGGTAAAGTTCGTTTCTCTTACGCTAACGTGTTCAAACCCGTTGCGAGTGAAGAGGGCAAGACTCCCAAGTATTCTGTGTCGGTGATTATCGACAAGAAGGACAAAGAGACTATTGACAAGATTAACGCGGCTTTTGAAAAGGCCAAAGCGGCAAGCGCGGCCTACTTCGGCGGCACAGTGCCTAAGGGCCTCAAAGGCGGCTTGCGTGACGGCGACGCGGAGAAGGATGACCCAGCATACGAAGGTGCATTCTTCATCAACGCCAACACGGTGCAGAAGCCCGGCG